AGATGATGGGCATAAGAATACTAATGCATACATTTCACCTGGTTCAAGGTAAACAGGTGATGAGAATTTAATAGTTGTTGCTATAGATGCATCATCAGAAACATTAATATCGCTTGGATTTAAAGTAACCGCTGAGAAATCTTGTACTAGGAAACTTGTAGGAACTCCAAGTTCAGTAGTTCTTAATTGAACTTGTAATTTCGCAATATCATCTTTTGATCTAAAGTAAACATCAAATGATGTTAAGAATGCACCAGTACCATCAACCGTAAATGATTGTGCTAATGGGTCATCATCCTGCACCTCAACAGTTGTTCTTATATTATTTGTAGTTTCTGTTGTAATATCAACCTGATTTGGTCTCTGTGGTGGTCTGGGTGGATTTCTTACAAGAACATTATTATTTGTTTGTGTAATAATAGTACCTGTTCCTAAGTAAGTACCAGTCGCTGTACTTGCTAATGGTGCATCACCTGTAAATGGAATGATTACATTTTCTTTTGATGTTGTAATTCTGAATGTTAATGTACCAGATTTGAATACAACAGGTGGTTTTGGTGTAGCGTTTGCATTTCTGAAGAAGAAACATCCAACTAAATCACCCCAATTATCACTGTTCAAATCTACATTTGTAACTGTAGCAACCGCACCACTTGATACACCAGTTAGTTTTGCTCCTTTAACAAGGTACCCGAAATATTTTTCTAAGTTTGCTAAACCAATACAATCAACATTGAATAATCTTGATGTAGCAGAATAAGTTGCTGATGGTGCTGGTCTTGTGCGATCATAAGGGTCAACCTGATATGTTTCTACTAATACGCTAGGAGAACCTAATCCTGCTCCAACCTCTGGTCGTGCACTATCACCAAATTTATGATTTGGTGCCTGTGATCTTATCAAACCTATCTGAGTTCCATTTACCTCAACTTTTACATCTTCAAATACGGAGAATGTACCAGAAGACATCTCTATCTCTGTTAATTTGGGAACGATATCAGGGACACCACTATCTAAGAAATGATAATGCCTTGTAAATGGTTTCAAACCACTTGTTGCAAACATGACATTTCTAGATCTCATAAATGGATCTGCTTCAGATTGAACTTTTGTACTCTCGACATAATCACGTTCTTCAGCTGGTCCAACTAACGTATTCACAAATTCTCGTTCAATTCTTCGTGTTGATGTTGTGATAGAACCTCTTCTGGTGATAGTCATATCACCTTTTTGTTCTTGACTAAAGTGATGAACGTGTCTTCTACCTACCTCTCTATTAGATACAACATTTGAACTCTCTACCCATCTATTACCTGTAGACTCAGTTCTAAAATTATTAATATAAATTGTTCTTGACCAGTTATCAGATGGTGGATCTAATTTTACATTTCCAGAAAATACTAAAACATTAAATGGGTTTACATTAACAGCATCAGTTGCATGTGGATTCTCAATCCAATCTACCTCTGTATATTTTAATGTTATTAAGTCACCAGTTTTCTGACAATTTGGATCAAGTAATTTTAAGTTTGAGTTGACATCAGCAGATGAAATATCAATTCCTGTATCTAATGCAAGTTCTGGATTCATTGACCAGAAATCAATAGCACTAATTAGTTCCTTGTTAGATACATCAACATCACAACTTGAACCACCTTCTCTACTAAAATCGATAAATGATCTATCTTTAAAATCATTTACAACAAAACCTGTTTTAAATCTATTCAAACCATCTTGGTCTTTTACTTGAAATGCTTTTGTATCTAATTCAAGTGAACTTAATGATGTTAATGTTTCTAGATTTTCAATTCTCTTTTCAAGTGCACCGATGTCACGCATCGTAAATCTTCGATTATCTTTTAATCTAATTTGTGGTTCCTTAACAGAATCATAAAGATATGGAGGTAAATCAATCTCCGCTATTTCCATTGTATCACTGATATTAGATGGAGGTGCAGGATTTTCTGATGATTCTCCCTTATAAACTTGAACATTACCAGCTTTATTAATAACTAACTTATCAATTCTACCAAGGTAAAAACTGAAACCAAGTAATGAACTTTCGTTTGGAGTAATTACAAAAGGATTATCTGATTCAAACGATCTACTTGCAAAAGCAAACGGAGAACCTCCACCACCACCATATGTAAATGGATTTACTCTTGGACGATAATCAAGTATATCAGATGCTCCTGTGCCACCTACAAATGGAATATCTTTTGAATATCTCTCTTTTGTATATGAATTTACTGTAAATAAATCACCAGTATTTCCACTAGCAACTTGATACTTGTCAAATATAATTAATAATTTTTTAGATGGTATTGCTGATTTAGAGTTTCTTACAATTCTAGAGTAATCACAATATTGTTCCTTATGTCCTTTATCTAAAGTGTAATTACTTGTTCTATCAACGTAGTTACCTACAGTTACACCTTGTAATATAGTTTCAATTCCAGACTCTTTAAATTTAACAACCTCACCTATGGTAAAGACACTATCATTTAAATATACAAAGTCAATAGTGTTTGTTGTTCGACTAACAATTTGTCCGATTGCACGACTATCTTGACCTACAATTTGTTCACCAATTATGGTATTTGTATCTAAACCTAATCCTGATACAAATGTAAGTTTATCCAAAACAGGTGTTGCAGTATTTTTTGATTCAAATACAGCAATTATTTTTACAACATCAGGTACATTTAATGATATCTCTTCATCTTCTACTCTCAATCCATAAGCTCTACTACCACCTAACCCATTAAATGGAGTTCCAATTGCTTGAGTTCTTGTTACTTCTAATGTTTGACTTCTTAAATAATCTTTTGTCTTACTAGTAATACCAATTTTTTTAAGAGTAACACCGACAGTAACGTTATGATTTGTTGTCTCTTTGAGTCCACTAAAGGTTATAGTATCCCCGCCATTAGTAATCGAGACTTGATCTGATGTTAGAGGTTCAATTGACCCGTCATTATATGTGATAGAGTATTTTTCAGCGTCAAATGGTTCAAAGAATGCACTAGTAATTCCAGAATTTACATTTAATCCTGCTTGTGATGATAATGTTAATGAATTACTTGTAACTGATTGACCTGTAATTTGTCTACTTATGATTAGATTTGAATTTGCAAAATTAACACTAGAAACATTTGGTCTTGGTAATTCAGTAAATATACCAGATTTTTGTAGATTTAATACTCTAGGAACTTTAATTCTGAATTGTGATGTCGTTGTTTCACTTGTTGATATTGTACCACCATCATTTATACCTGTAACACTATTTGTTCCTGCTAATGTTAAAGTTTTTCCATCAGTTGAAATATTAGTTACTCTATTAAAAACTGGTACAGAACCAGTTCCAGCATTAAATGCTATGACTGAATCTGTTTTGATACCTACCTTTCCTGCAAAATTACGATTTACAGCAGTTGCAGCAGTTCCCACTATATTAATCGGGTCTGCAGGTGAAAATCCTGGTAACACACGATCATACAATACAGTATCTGCAGCAAACGTAGAGATACCTGATGTGGAAAATAAATCTTGACGGATATATTTAATATCATCAGAGGTAAATGCAACTACTTCTTTAATTGAAACATTTGCTTTTACATTCTGCTCAGTAAATAATATTTGCTCCCCTTTTATAAATGTTCCAGTTGTTTGTGACACTGCTAGTTCATTTACACCAGTTGCTCCACTTGCTTTGGCTAGATAACCAACAGCACCACTTGATAGTCCTCTTACTCTCTGTCCTACTGCTTTTGATTCTGGAATTGCAGAGCATTTTAATATGGTATATGTTTGAATGTCATATAAATGCAAATCCCAATCTGTTGTAGCACCAGTATACGGAGCATTAGAAACTCCCCATGAATATACTCTTGCTTCACCTATTTCCAATCCATTTATAGCAGTGCTTGATCTCCTTCTATTATATAATTTAACTATATTTGTATTTGTACCACCAATTTTTACTGTAGGTGCACCTATAACGTTATTAACTTTAATAACACTTCCCATTTCAAATGGAATTGATGCTGCCTTAACTTCTTTAATATCTCTTGGTTTTTCTACATCTAATACAGTTGTACCTGCTAAATCAACATCAAATCCTCTTACATATGCCTTACCAGGAGACAATTTAACACACATTAAATCATCATTAGGTATATTTCCTTGATCTGTGGTTCTATCCTCTGTAAATAGTCCTCCTGAGTCAACCTCATCATTTAACGAATCTTGAATATTAACACGGAATGGTTCTACAGCATAGTTTCCAGATTCATCAAAAGTTCTTTTTGCAAAATATTTTTTAATTTCACTGTAAGTTGCAGAGTTCTGAAGTTTTTTAACCTCTCCAGTATCAACTCTCATCAATTCTACGAAGTTTGTATCTTCATAATCAGTTAATGCCTTTTTAGCAAGTTTTACTGATATCTTAAATCTATCAGCACCAGGTGCTGCAAAGTTTGTAAAACCTTTTGCATTATCATATAATGATGGATCATCATTTGAGTTTATGATTTCTTCAGAAATATCAAATCCAACTCTATAAGATGGTAAAGTAGAATATGGTTCTAATATAATCAAAGATGTAGGAACATCAACAAAACTTCCTCTCATGAAGTATACACCCTCATTTACACCGAATGCACATCCTGTCGCAGTGGCATCCTCAGATGTAAGTGTTAGAACTGTTTCACCTATTGTTAATGTTGTATTTCCATATGTTAATGGTTCTTCTAATATTAATACTTCTCCATCTGGAAATGATGAACTTTCTCCATCTGTTCCAGACTGTTGATATTTAATAAAGATTGTTATATTATCTACACCCTCTGCTGGAGGAAGAATGAAGTTTTTTATTGTTGCTACTATTCCTGATGTTTGACCTCTTACTCTTGTTCCCTTACCATTATTATTTGCTAATAAGTTGCTTAGATAAATTGACACATCAATGCCAAGATGTGTATCATTTACCTTTGCAGAAAAATATGACCTATCAAGTTCAATGCCACCAGGAATGACCATCGAACCTTCTTTAAATATATGTTTACCGAAAGATTCTACCTGATTTTGTAGTAGAGACTGTAAACCAGTTAACTCTCTTGCCTGTACAGGATATCCAGGTTTGAATAGTATCTTGTAAAATTGATCAGCCTTATCGAAATCATCATAATAAGGTGATATATTTAAATTAGTCTTTTGTGGCATTTTTAGAATTCGAGTATGATTTTAATGTCTTCCTTTTGTCTAGAGTTTCTCACAATTAATGGTCTATTGTCTAAGTAGACTATTTCACCTGACCCTTTATTTATCTCAGAATTAGAAAGTCCTGAAATAAAGTTGACACCCAAGTTAATTAATTTATTACCTGTAGGATTTGTTGTTATCCCAGAAAAATTTCGAGATATTGCACCAGAGAAGGATGATTTTTTACCTTCAATATTATTTGCACCTATTTGAGATTCAAATTGGTATATTCGACCAGCAGTTGAAATACCCGCATAATCTGTATGATCATAAGTTGTTCTATTGAAATTTAGAGATCTATCTCTAAAGTATTTCATCACCTTAGTTTCACTATCATATGATGCTATGAATGCAGTTGATACCTTTCCAGTATTTGGTGCTACTGTAAGTACTTGTTTAATTTCTTCACCAACTTCAGGTACACCTGAAACAGTGTCAAACTTTACTGCTTGTAATGAGGAATAAGTATTATCAGTATAAGTCACTGATGTTCCAACTTTTGTTGGATTTTTCACCACACCAACCTGTGAAAACTTTGTATCTATTGGGAAATCTTTAGTAGAATCGTCAAATCTTGCATATACAATAACTCTATCAGTTCCCAACTCAGTATATAAATCATGACCATGACCTAATGATGGTGGAATAATTGGAACTAATTTTGCACGACCAGTAGATGTGCTTACTCCACTACTTAATGTTCCTAAATCAACAATACCGTAACTATATCCTTTACCACCAGCACTCACAGTAACATCAGTTATAGTGCCATTAACAACGTCAACTCTTGCTTTGGCACCTTCACCATCACCTATGATATCAACCTCTTGACTCAAACCATTTGCATAACCACTTCCAGCATTTTCAATATATACATGTTTGATTTGATTCTGGTTTACTTCAGAGTTTCCGTTTTCTCGTACTGACCTGATTTGAGAATCTTGGCTAGAGTTCCAACCATTTGGGACAGTAATAAATTCAGTTGAGTCAAATTTAATAATATCACTAGGTGAAACAGTGAAAAGATACTTCCAAAGATATCCGTCACCACTGTTTCCTGCTTTTGAGGGTTCCAAATCTGTGAATGTAGGTTCATCTTGGGAGACATTTCCAAGAGGGTTAGCTCCCGTTGATCCATTATCAATACAAACGTAAACTTTAAAGTCGGAATTAAGAACGTAGTAGTTCGCATCATATAATCTATTTGCTTGTGTTAAAGGACTTGGATTATCTACACTATAGTCATCTCTATAAATTTCATATCTACTTCCTGATACCCAATCTACTCTTCGTATAATTCTTCTAATATTTGATGATGCTATTTTTTTACCAAACATCATCGTATCACCTGTATGTGAACGATAAGAAAAACTATCGGTAGGTGCAGGTGTGCTAGAGTTCCAATCAGAAGACCTACCGTAACCAACTAATGATTGAGTACCAGCAGGGTTAGGTAGTCCGATGAAAACATAATATGAATTATTTGTGTTTTCTACTGATTCAACAAAGTTGTTTGCGTTCAGAATTCTAAATTGATCAGTAATAATCGCTGACATTGTATCTAAACTTTTCTTTTCTTTTTATTTATAGTGGTAATTTAATCAAAGTCCAAACACTCTGATAGCACCAGATGATCTAAGACCTCTTAATGATGCTGCGGTGTAGTTCTTTCTTTGAATAGTTGGGAAGGTAGTCAATCCAGAATTAACAGTTAAACCAGTCACTCCAATAGAAATAGGACTATTTGCTCTTGATACATTATATAATCTACCCCATGAGATTCGACCTAGATGTGTAGCGATACCCACTGCAGTATTATCATAATTACCTGTTAATCCTGCACCCACACCTGTTACTTGACCATTTTGTATGTTGCAAGTAATTTCACCAGTTCTTCCCAATGTATTGATTGCATGAACTTTATAGATGTTATCAAGGAAAGTAGAACCGATTCCAACCACTGATGAGTTATGAGTATCAACAGATATGATACCATTTCCTACTACTGTATCAGAGATAAACACTGGGTAGTTGACTAGTAATGAATTTGCCTCTTTATCTGCTGTAAAGAAGAATTTAAGTGCAGATTGTCCACTATTGGTTACTGTGCTGATACCTGTAATAATACCAGTAAATCCTTCAACATTACTAATTGATGTAATTTTTTCTGTCTCAAATTTGGGTAAGTCAATTATGACTTGTGGGGGAGTTATATTTGAGTATCCAAATCCTGCGTTTGTGACATTTATAGCAGATATTGCTCCATTTGTAATTGTAGCAGTTGCTGTAGCAGTAGTTGCTACTCCTACAGTGCCATCAGATTGTATAAATGTTGCAACTCCCACTAGTGGTGAACTGATTTTAACTGTGGCACTATTATAACCACTACCTGCATTTGTAATATCAATTGAAGTTATTGTACCTGCTGCAGATACAATCGCAGTAGCGGAGGCACCTACATTGATTGTTCCAGAAGTGACCAAGGCATCAACAGTATTAAATTCTAAATCATAATCACCATCGGTCTCATTAGGTTTGTCAGCACTTAAATGTTCTCCCTTCTCATAGAAGAATACTTCAGCATCATCAACAAATATACCATTTGTGCTTTGGCTACCAGAAGTTGCTGTAAAATCACCTATGATTTTTGAAGTTGGATAGACTTGTGGTTCAAGTATTTCTCTTGATTTGTTTATTTTCTTTCCACCTAATACAATATCAACTTTTTGTTTTGTCCATCTTACAGGTTTATCATTATTTTCATCAATACCTGCACCTGTATAAATGTCAGTTTCTACTAGTTTTGCACCGAGTAATTCATTAAGTGTTCTTTCTGCTTCCTGAGAAGTTGTAATTCCAAGAGGACCTTTAAATAATCTGAGTTCATCACCTATCTTAACTGTTTGTTGTATGTCAGCAACATCAACATCGACTCCTTCTTGTCCTTTATAGAAGAATATGTCAACCTTTGCCTCTTCTCTTGGTGCTTCAATAAATTCAAAAGTGGTACCACCTTCAAATACATAAGCAGAACCTGGTTTTTGTAATACACCATTGACGAATATTAATAGTACAGAATTTAAATCAATGAGTTGTGAACGAGCATTATTAAGGTCTTTTTCAAAACTTAGTAGTTGACCATTAAAGAATAATGGGAATCTTGTTCTTGAACCGTCTTGTAAATTTCTAATACTATCAATAAAGTCTAATTCACCAAACTGCCATGCTGAAAACTTATCACTGAAGGTTTGTGTTACTTCTAATTCAAATTCTTGTAATGGTGCTGATAGATGAGCAGCTGTAACTAGACCAACTGGTTTGAATCTATCACCTACCTTAAACGAATGTCCTGCTCTTGCAATCTGAAACTCAGATATTTCAAATGATGTAGAAGCGATACCAACAGTAGTTTTTGCAGCACTGACTTTTACATCAATCAGTAAGTTTGAACCTGTGTCAGTTGTTGCACCTATGCCCTGTCTAGAGACACCTATGATAGGTAAATTATCATAATTTGGTTCAGGAATTATAATTTTTGGATTAACGTAACTTGTACCAGCAGAAACTATATTAAATGCAAGTGTACCACCAACACCAACTGTCGCAGTCACAACTGCACCTGTACCACCGCCACCACCTTGACCAACATTGATAGTGATTGTATTAAGTGTTGTAGCAAGAATTGCAGTCTGAATACCAGCAACTGGATCTGAATTTGGAGAACTTGTCTTAGATAGTGAACGTGGGTATGGATGATCTG